CTGGAGGACTAGTATGGCAGAAGATGTGACATCATTGATCATTGGCACTTTGCATGAGAAACTACCAGATATTCCAGTGTATCGCGAGAAAATACCATCTGGCTTCACTGAACCATCATTCGCAGTCACACGTGGTAGTGTGTCAATCAATGGCGAGCCAAATGGATATGATAGGCGGCGTTACGCGTTTGACGTAGCGTACTTTCCAAATCCTGTGCGTTCTCGCGATGATATGGATAACATGTCTGAGTGGTTGATGGCCAATATGAGAACAATTGAACCAAATTACGCAGCAGTGATCAATAGTGAATTGAATATAACTGACGAAATACTGCACTATACGTTTGACGTTAGGACACGTGTTCGTGGCGATTTCGATGAACTGTTTGAACAATCACTAGATTATATAGGAGGAATGAAGGATGGCTGAAACGACAGTAAGACCAACAGCTGATAATACAGTTGCTGAAATTAAGGCGTATTTAGACGCCAATAGTATTGTTTATAACACGTCCGCGACCAAAGCTGAGTTAGTGACATTGATTCCGGATAAGGAAGAAAATTTAACGACTGAACCAGTGCAGGAACCAACGCCAGCGCCAGTACCGGTACGACAAGAGCCGTACTATACTAAGTTCGAGTTACTTGATCTAATCAGTGGTAGACAGCATGACTATTTTTTAATTGCGCTAAAAAAAGGACGCACTTATACGTATAAAGAAGCGCTTCAAGCAGTTGATGCTTGGATGTATTCTGGAAAAATATTTTAAAAAGGAGGTCATTTAAAAATGGCAGGAGGAACGTGGGCTTCACAAAACAAGACATTGCCTGGTGCATATGTTGATATTTATTCTAAAAAGACATCAACAACATCAGTAGATGATGTTAATGGTGTTGTCATGACAACAATTAGTGGACTTGACTGGGGTCAAAATGGTGTTGTTGAGGTTAATCAATCATCTGATTTTCTCGCACTGTTTGGTGTTACGATTGATGCCCCAGCACTACTTGGATTGAAACAAGTCTTACTTAATGCACGCACAGCATATGTTTATAATTTTAATGGTGGTACTGCTTCGACTGGTACGTTAACAATTTTGCCGTGGTCATTTACAGCTAAGCATCCAGGTCAAACGGGCAACACAATCAGTGTGTCTATTGCGCCAGATCCAAGCAAAGCTGGACGTTTTATTGTTAAAACATTGTTAGCTACTCAAGTTGTTAATGTTCAAACAGTTGCGACAGCGTCCGAATTAGTTGCCAATAGTTACATTATTCCAACAGTGAAATCAGATGATGTTAATGATAATGGGGCATCAAAATTAGCAGAATTGGTCACAGGGGTTACCGTAACAATGGCTGGTGGCACAACGGATACAGTTGGTTCACTTGATGACTTTATCATGGCAGCTGAAACGTATGAATATAACACGATTGTTGCGCCAATGTCCGATAATGAGGCGGGAATTCATGCCTTACTAGCTTCAACCGCAATACGCTTGCGTGATAACCAAGGACGTAAGGTGCAAGCAGTTATTCCTGCTATTGAGGGTTACGATCCTGATCATGAAGGTGTGATTGTTATTGCAAACGGTGTGAAAATGGCGACCGGTCAAGTATATAACACATCAATTATGGCAGGTTGGTTTGCTGGAGTTACCGCGGCAGCAGCTATAAATCGATCATTGACATACAAAACTGTTCCTGGCGGAGTAGATGTGGTGCCACGATTGAATGAAGAAGCCCAAATATCAGCAGTGCAATCTGGTCAACTTGTATTTGATGCATCACGTAATCTTGTGAGAGTGTTAGTGGACATTAACACGCTACACACGTTTACAAGCACTAAAGGCAATGAATTCTCAAAGAACCGTGTCTTGCGCGTATTAGACGCAATCGCCAATAATACTCGTGAAACATGGGAAGATAATTTCATTGGACAAGTGACCAATAATGCAACAGGTCGTGATTTGTTTAAAGCAAATCGTGCTGAATATCTGGCACAGTTACAAGCGCAGGGTGCAGTTGAAAACTTTATCACAGACGACATCATTGTCTCTCAAGGTAACAATAAAGACAGTGTCGTTGTTTCGATTAACGTGCAACCTACTGATGCGATGGAAAAGCTATACATGACAGTATATGTAAATTAAGGAGGCAATAGATGGCTAATCAAGTTATTCTAAATCAACAGGACACGATCAACTCAAAAGAAGGCATGGTCGTTGTTAAAATTGACGGAAAAAATTATCCTTTCATTGAAGCAACAGAAGTGTCGGCACAAGTTGATTTTAACAAAGAAGATGTGCAACGATTGGGCACAAGATTTAAAGGATCGAAAGTCACATCAGTAGAGGGAACTGGAACAATCAACGGTTACTTAGTATCATCAATTTGGGTATCTGATGTTCTGGAAAATTATAAAAATACTGGTGTGTTACCAGAGATGTCATTGACTGTAACTGTTGAAGATAAGACATCAGCAGTTGGAAAACAAGTTATCGTATTGACTGGATTTATGATTGACACAGTACCTTTGTTTGCTTTGGCATCAGATGACGGTGTGATGATGGGCGAAACAGACTTTACGTTTGACGATTACCAAATGACAAACAAGTTTGCTGGTCCAAAGCGTGCTTAGTATTTTTTATAACAAACAACATATATTTTGAGGAGAAAAATCATGACACAAAAATCAATTAAGTCATTCTTATTGGCAGATGCATCAGTTTTAGAAGAGACAAAGGAAATTAAGTTTCCACAATTTGGTGAGGCATTTGTGATCCGTTCATTGACCGCTGATGAATTTGACAACATCACAAAGCGGTCAACACGTCGTATGAAACAAAATGGATCTATTGTTAAAGAAGTTGATCAAAACAAGCTTGTCGATACATTGGTTGCAGAAGCAGTAGTTACTCCTGATTTAAACGATGCTGAATTGCAAGAATATTATGGCACAATTGGTAATGCTGCTGGTACGGCTCGTAAGATGCTGAAAGCTGGACAATGGGGTGATTTGATTAAAGATGTTCAGGACTTGAGTGGTTTTGATCAAGAGCCACTTGATGAACTGGTGGATGAAGTAAAAAAATAATAGAAGCTGACGAAGGTGCTGATTTTCAGTACTTTTTTTTTGCTATGAACGAATTTCACTGGAAACCTGAATATTGGTCTGGACTGCAAAAACGCGAAAAAGCAATCATAATTGCTGGTATTGATATCAGGGTACGTGAAGAAGAACGAGCACGTAAAAAAGCTGAAAGTGAAGCAAAACGTCGGCGTTAACACGAGAGTTTTCTCGTGGTACATAAAGAGGATGGCATATATGGCAACTATTGGGGCAACATTACAAATATATGATCGCTTTTCGAGTCCATTAAAAGATTATGCAAGTGGGTTGAAAAGTGCAGCGCAAGCATCTTCCGGTCTAAAAGGTGCTGTTGCTAATGCAGTTAACGGTATGAGTTTTCAAAAACCAAAAAGCGAGCTAGATCAACTAGGAAATCAAGTTGAGAAAACTGGTGGACTGTTTAGAACAATGTTAGGTGCAAATATCATAGGGGCTGGTATTGTTAAAGGGATTGGTGCCGTTAGCAATGGAGTTAAAGGCTTAATAGGTGATTTGAGTTCATCTAGTGCTACTTGGCAGACGTTTCAAGGCAACATGGAACAGCTCGGAAAAAGTAAATCGGATATTTCATCAGCTAAAAAAAGTATGCAAGACTTTGCCACACAGACGATTTATTCAGGATCTGATATGGCTTCGACATATGCACAGCTAGCAGCCGTCGGAACCAAAAATACTGGTGAATTAGTTAAGGGCTTTGGTGGATTGGCAGCGGCATCTGAAGATCCTGCACAAGCTATGAAAACATTGAGTCAGCAGGCGACTCAAATGGCAGCAAAACCGAAGGTTGCTTGGGAAGATTTCAAGCTCATGCTTGAACAGTCACCGGCTGGTATGGCTGCAGTGGCAAAAACTATGAACATGTCAACAGGTGATCTGATTAAAAATATTCAAGGTGGTAAAGTTGCAACTCAAGATTTCTTTAAC